GAGCGATAGCTGAAACAGGTAAACTACCTGACGCTATTGGTACGGTGCTGAAGTCCGATACCCCGGTAGACGATTACACTAGGCTGGCTCAAGAGGCTTTAGGTGACCGGGATGCTTTAGCAGACTTACGGATGGCCACTATAGATAAACTGTTTGAGTCTGCTACCGCTGGAGAAAACACCGACTTCATTAAACTGACGGAGGAGCTAACTAGACCACTGAGTGGTAGGTCTGGAGATGTAAGCGTCTTAGAGGTCATGCAACAAAACGGAGTAATTAATGCTGAAGAGACAGATGCATTAGTTGAGTTGATGGCCGAAGGTTTACGCATTCAGAGAAGTTCTATGGACGTAAGAGAGTTTCAGGATGTAGTGACCCAGACAAGCGACATAATTGCAAACGGGTCTAGAATACTGGGTGCCAACTTCGGTGCTATGTTTGGCATGGGTGATGGCTCTCAACTACAGGCAGCGGCAATTGGTTCTGCGGCATTCAAGAAAATTACTGCAGGCCTGCCTGTAGGTAATAAACTGAAGCAGATGAGAATAATGATGCTTAACCCTCGACTATTAGTAGCGGCTCTAAAGCAGAACCCTACTATCCGAAAAGGCGCAATCGACACCTTAAAAGAATACGCCATTAAATACGGTCAGTCCTTTAAAGGTCTTAGTAAGCCTAGGGCTGTAGGCAAGTTGGCCCTAGATGCAACTTTATTCCCGGCACCTATTGCTAGGAGGGCTGCAGTATCAGCCTTTGACAACGCCCCGATTACAAGTGCAGGGGCATTCAGTGAGGGACGCCCAAGAGATGAAACTAGGCCAGTGGTCACGGTAGAAGAACAAATGATGGACCTTAACGTACAATAAAAAAAGAAACCCCCGCCAACCAAAGCAGGGGTTTCCAACCAACGAACAAGGCGACCAATCTTTGCCCCACTCAAGATATATTTAGTATATTATAGCCTACAGGTCAAGCGATCTGTAGGCTTTTTTTGTATAAAAATAAGATATTTAAGCCCCAATATTCACAATCTCGCAACTGTCTCCAGTACACGCCATTGTAGACATTGAAACCGTAGTATCTTCCATTTCATAGTCTGATAATTCAGCCCAATTAATACTTGCTGGCATAGTAGAAAGGATAGCCTCATAGTGTTCTTTAGAACAATCTTGATACGGCGGCTGCTGATAAACGTGATCGTTAAATGGCAGAAAGCTTACCCCCGACATCTCATCGAAGTTATCATAAACAAAAGCACCTACTTCAAACCACTCATCTTTTTTGACATTTATTGTCACACTAGGTTTATGCTCACACCAATGGCGCTGATAGACCAGCCACATCTCCAATTGATGCAGAGCAGTCATGTCAGAAGTACACACCGCACCTTCAGGGGACTTAACCGGGAAGCTAAATACGGTAGTTTTGTCAGGCTTAGAAGCCTCTGGCTCACTGGGAATGCCTTGGTCCATCATAAACTGGGTTAAAGGGTCTTTGTTATCACCACGCACAGTCCGAATATAATAGGGGCTGTGACGAGCGTGAATACCAGAACTGGAATCAACAAGTTGTGATACCGTGCCGGAAGGTTTAACGCATGTGATAGCAGTAGACACAGGGATGCCAAGGCGTTCAGCCCACTCAGCATTAGTAGCGATAGCAACATTCTTCAGATGCTCCAGAGTTTTGTCTAATCCATTATTGGCAAGCGTCATTAACGTGTTGTCCATGATGCCTGTTAAAGAGACACCTAGAAGACGTTCTTCCGCAGTATTATTTTCCCAGACTTTGCGTAGGTATGGGAATTTGGTATAGGTGGATTGAATGGTGCCAAGAATTGTTGCGATACGCACCTTGCGCTCTAAATCTTCTAGAGTGTCTGTAGCTCTGACCACACACTCCGTTAAATTACAAAACTGACCGCCTGTACCAACAATTGGTTTATTGGTTTTCTCATCAATGCGAGGTCCACGTAAAATTATCTCGCTGCACGGGTTTGTGCCAAAAGCATAATTAGTATCCCGCCGACCATTCTTACCAGCCTGTTTCTGAGCGGCCTGACGATTAAAGATACCACGTTCACCTGACCCACTTTCTACTAGAGCCATCCACTCACGCATGAATGACATGCTATCAGGCTTCTCAGAGTAGGCCACAGAGTTGTTAGCCATACCACGATAACCAAAGCGGTAGATGTTTTGATCCGGTTCATCCCACCACTTACCGCTCTTAGCATGACGCATACGGTCATCTGAAAGATTACTTAACGAAATAAGCGCGCTGCGTCGAACACCGCCAACAACCACAATTTCGCCTACTTTGCACATAAGGTCATGGCATTCGATTGACGACAGTTTGCGACCTTCGGCCTCTTTAAAAGTGCTTACTGCAAAATTAAACAGATCAACCAAAGGTGCTGGGCCAGAGGCCCTGCCCCCAAACGTCTTCAACCGTGCGCCTGCAGGACGTACCTTTGAGACATCCCACTTAGGAATTTCACCAGCCCACAGGAGTGCTAAAACTTGACGAAAAGCCTTTGCCCAACCTTCTTTGCTATCCTTAACGGCGATAACAGTCTCACTGTCGAACAGAGTAGGTACTTCAGGGAGACTATCAATAAACTGCCTCTCGACACTGAAGCCAACCCCAGTTCCACAGAGAAGGATGAACATAGCCTCATCGAAGGCCTTCGGGTCATCTATGGCTAAATAGCTACAGTTATACATGCAGGTATTATCACGCTTACTGGCTGGACCCGCCGTCATCAATGATCTCATACTAGGCATTACTTCTAGACCTAAGATGGCTTGTTCTATTTCATGCACTTGTGCGCTAGAAGAAATATCATCTTTACCAGTTTTCATAATATCATCATTTATAATATGACTTATATATCTACAGACGGTTTCGCCCCATGTCTCGCGGCGTCCCTCTTCATCTATCCACCGCGCATAGCGACTAGTTGCAATAAAGGTTTGATAGTCGGTGGGTAGGTAATTACTTTTCATTATTGGTCTCCACTAAGTGTTTTAAATTTGCGGGTTTATAATTTGGTCCCTTTAGAACTTTGCCTTCAGCGTTCTTTAGAGGTTTGCCGTCTACGCCTAATTTGCTCATGTTTGAGGCCATAACTAAGCGGAAACCTTCTTCGGCATTCCACCCATACGTCACGCAGTAACCAATTACGTTGACCAAAATATCCATCAATTCTTTGAACATATTTTCTGGGTTTCTACCCTTTACGCTTTCGTCCCAACACTCTCCAAATTCTTCGGCTATCAGGCTCCAGCGAAAATCCTCTAGGGCTTTATCTCCGGGCCACGGCTGGTTTATTTGCTGGTCCATACGAAGGGCAAAGTCAGTCACAAGTTGCTGCATCGAAGACAGCGGCGGGTTATATTCCTTAAAGGCATTGATATCTTCTTGCGTAATCATCAACGGTTCTCCAATTCAGAGATCAGACGATCTAAATACCAGCGACACTTTTTCAGGTCTTCGATGCCGCTTTTGTAGGGCCACCGCCAAAGGTATTTGAATGAGTTCTGCCAGCAGTAGGATTCATGCGCCGATAGGTTAGAAACGCCTTCTGACATAGCAGCCATTGCGTCTATGCACTCAATGCTGGAGCTACGGTAATGCGGGGGGCTATTAACCACATCCGAACTCATCAGTGCATCTTCTTTTTAAAGCTAAGGACATTGCCATTTTCTTTAAGCTTACTGCCATTTTCTTTAAGCTTTATGGCTTCCAGAAGTTCGTCGGCAGGCTCAAAGCAGCCATCACCCTCCTCATATATTTCGTCCTCAAGCTCAGATATTTTCCGAAGCATACTTCCAAAAGTTCTAAATTCCCCAAGATCAGAGTGAAGCTTACCCATTAGGCCGTTACAAACGTCTAAATAGAAAGTTTCTTGGTCTTCCGGCATTTTTAAACTTAGGTTTTCGTCTAACTCTACGCTCATAATGTCTTCATCTTGGTCAATACAAATTGTGATCTGGATGGTGTTTTCAGGTAGTTCCATTGCTTTTTCTTTTCGTTAGTTTGAAGAAGTGGTCTGCGTCCATTATGGCTAACGGCTTCTGCCTGTCGGCCTTAATGATTGCTACTGGTTCAGCGCCCTTCGGGCAGTTTTCCGCAGCTTGGTCCATCACCTTATAAATGGCGAAAGACTTGTACGCTTTGCACTCTATTGAATATGGGAATAGGCGTCTGGCGGCTGGACTAAGTTGTACGTCTTCGCCGCCAGCGCCCATCGAAGTGCTTCTGACATCATCTGGGAGGAGAGCCTTGGGAAAGAGAGCTAGTATCTTGTCTCTGACCCACTGCTGATGCCGTCTGCCCTTCGCTTTCGCACTACTGGTTGTTATCGCCACTTGGGGAGTTCAAGGATGCTATAATCACCCCAGCCTGTGCCAAAATCTTGCTTATCAGTTGCCTCTTTTATAATAGCCAACGTCTTGTGCATTTTTTCCGTAGCGTTAGCTAACAAGCCCGGACTTACGACATGCATATGGCTGGCATAGGGGGCCGATTTTTCAACCGAAATGAACTTAAATTGGTTCACCTTTATCCCGGCTAAACCGCAAGTCCAAACGTACCAAGCCGCCTGAATATCATAGCTCCATTTCCAGCACTCTGACGCGAATCCAGAGGGGCTGGCGTCCTGCGTAGTTTTTACATCAAAGACCGTACCTTCTGACTCTATGTATAAATCAGGCCTGCATTTTACGACCAGACCAGTGCGGTCACACTCAGCAAAGATAGACACCTCATTTCGACGGTCCTTATGCCGTAGTGCGTCATGGCATACCTTGTTCTTGAGTGTCTCAACAGCCATACGATTAGCTACGTGATACTCAACTTCCGTCAGAACCACCTGATCAGGGCCAGCGTCTGCCTCTAGCTCTTTAAAAGCTTTAGATACCCTAGTCTTTGGACC